TTAATTTCAGGATTACATTCACGAACATACTTTGCGTGTTCTAACATATCTGGAGCAAAGATAGGATCTCCGTGGTTTCCACAGAAAAAGAAAGTTTTAAGATTTGCAAGAAACTCTCGAGAAAAGGCTTTCTTAAAACCTTCAATTGTCATCGATTCATCTTTTAAATACTGATTAACTTCTCCACCATTCTTATTTCTATCACACATAGGGCAAGAAGCTTGACACATTTGCGTTGGTTCGAAATGAACCATTTTCACATTATTATACATTACATATATTCTTTACAGTTTTTACAAATTTCTAAAGGTTCATCAAATAGCTCAGTAAAAAAATCACCTTTAATTATATCATCATATTCGTATTTATGCAAGTTATTATCTAAGTTAAATAAGTTAAGTTCTGCATATAGCGTATGTTCAGTCGCAATTGCTGGCATGTAACAGCATTGCCACAAATTACCCCAAGCATCTAATTGAACTTTAGCCCATTTTCTCCATTGACATTTTGAATCTACAGTTACTTCTACACCTTTTTCTCTTAGAGGATAATTTCTATTATCGTGTTTTAAATCAATTGTATTATATTCGTATTTTCGAAAAGATTCAATATCTCCACGCGTAGCTGTATGTTCTTCCCATTTCTTATATTTCTTATGAAATATGTTTTCCATATATGATTTTTGCAATTCAAATTCTACACAACCCATTTCTTTAGATAGTTTATGTGCTTTTTTTATTTCATGTTCATTATGTTTAAAAACTATATATGTCCAAGATGCTTGTCCGCCGTTATCTATAAAAGATTTCATGTTTTTAAGAATAGAATCGATATTACAACCTCTTCTATATAGTTCGTTTGTTTCTACTCCATCAACTGCAAATCTAACTCTACCATGTCTAAATTCTGATAATAATATAGCAAGATCTTTCCACCAAGAAACAGATCTCGCAGATCCATTTGTTGATATTATAACAGTACAACGTCTTGGAATTAAATTAATTAATCCAAAAACATCAGGGTGACTAGTAAAATCACCATAAGCTCCATTGAAAGTTACTGTTTTTATTTTTTCGAAATTTATTTTTTGAAATATTTTAACTGGTAGATGAGTAAGCTCTACAGCTGTTTCACCACCATCTTTGTTTCGCACACAACCACCGCAGTGACTATTACAATAAGTTGTTACATCTACATGTAATTGTCTAGGTTGCAACATATTGTAATTTTACAGTGTCTTGTTTTGTATTACATTTAGCTGAACAAATATATGGATTATCTGCAGTATTCCATCTTTCAAATATACTATCAAACCATTCTATAGCTTTAGTTATTCCAACTTCTTTTGCATTATTTTCTCTCACCATTGAATTCATATCTAATATTTCTGCTAAATCAAGTTTTTGAGAACTACATGTCGATGCATGCGCCCAACAGCATGGAAATACGTGTCCTGTTGCAGAAACGTAAATCTCTTTATGTTTTACACATTTTGGAGCTATGTTAAATTTATGTCTATTTTTTACTATATTTTTAATTAGTGGATTATTCATCACTTCACTTTGATATTGCGATTTGCTTGGAGGTTTAATAACTTCTGCCGTTTTACCTCTCCAATAAGATTGCCATATTGGTTTTTCTTTATCATAACGATTTGTTGATTTCGGTATAAATTCTTTAAATCCAAGTTCTTTTGATAATTTTTCTGCTAGTTCAACTTGGTGTTCGTTATGTTCAAAGATTAAATAATCCCATCTTGCTTTTCCACCTGCTTTAATAAACTCTTTTACGTTATTCATTACATTTTTCCATGAAACTCCTTTTCTGTAAATATGATTAGTGTCTTCAAGACCATCAATTGAAAAAGTAACATGATTAACAATTTTAGCTAACTCAATCCAAAACTCAGGCTTTCTAGCTCCGCCGTTTGTATTCATTGATAAGTATATTTTCGAATTATGTTTACGAAAATATTTAAATATTTCAATACAATCAGGCGCTAACATAGGGTCGCCAAGATTGCCGCACATATACATTTCATTTAAATTTTGAATAAAACTAGGAGAAAATATATTTTTAACATCATCAATTGATAATGAATGATTAGTTATATATGGATTAAGTTTGCCATCTGATAGTGTGACACGATCGCACATAGGACACATAGCTTGGCAAAGCTGAGTTGATTCTAAGTGTATTTTTTTAATGCTGTACATAATCCATCATACTTTCTATCGTTTGGCATACTAGACAAATGAAACATCACACATGTTTCTAGCTCAGGATCACGCATAATGGTGTTATGAAATTCTGTTGGTAATGTGCAGTTTTCATATTCTGGAAATGCTTTTAAAAACTTTTTCATAAGGTCCCAATAACCTTCCTCATACACAAAAGGACTTTTATAAAAAAGATTATTACCTTCATACACAAATTCATAAGGGCTAGTACCCCACTTAAAAAAATCATTTGCTGTTTTTTTATCAAACATAATAACACCAAGATTATTTAAGCATTTAGTTACAAATCCAGTTTTTTCAATTGGAAATGGTACTTTAGGATTCACAACATATACATCTGTATCAGTTTTAATAATACGATCATATTTAGATGCTAACTCTGGAAGATAGTAAAACCACCCATAAACATATTTCCAACCAGTTCCACCAAAAACACTTTGACCTAATGAGGTGGCACCTCCATTTTCAATGTGCACTTTTCCGTACGGATTGTAATCTTTCCAATGTTCTTCATGAAAAGGCGCAGTTTCAGTTATATATTTAAAATCATAGCCATGTTCTTCAGCGTATATTTCCATAGATTCTTTACAAGCATCAAGTGTATATTGAATTTGCGATTCTGATCGATATTCGCCATAAATATTATTATTAGATATTTCGTATTCAAACTGAACGATAACCGTTTTCAAATGCCCAATCCCTAGGTTCTAAGTGTAATTTTCTAATGCTTTGCATAATCTTTCATACTTTTCATCATTTGGTGTGCTAGATAAATGATACATAACACAGGTTTCTGGCTGAGGATCACGCTTAATAGTATTATGGAATTCTACTGGTAAAGTTAAATTAGCGTATTGAGGGTATTCTTCTAAAAAATTGTACGTTAAAGCCCAATAACCTTCTTCACGAACTATATTTTTCATGCCCCACTCATAAAAACTATTTGCTGTTTTTTTATCAAACATAATAACACCAAGATTATTTAAGCACTTAGTTACAAATCCAGTTTTTTCAACTGGAAATGGAACCTCAGGATTTATTACATATACATCAGTATCAGTTTTAATAATACGATCATATTTTAAAGCTAATTCTTGAAGATAATAAAACCAACCATAAACAATTTTCCAACCAGCTCCACCAAAAACATCATCACCTAATAATTTATTTCCACCATTTTCAGTGTGTATTTTTCCAATAGGACTATAATCTTTCCAATGTTGTTCATGCACTGGATGAAATTCTGTTAAATATAAAAAATCATATCCATGTGTATCAGCGTATTCTTTCATGGAATCTTTACACATGTCAAGAGCAAATTGCGTTCGTTTTTCTGCTCTGCATCCAGCAAACGCATTTTCGTCTTTTATTTTATATTCAAACTGAACGATAGCCGTCTTCAAAAGCCCAATCCCTTTCCATACACCACCAACATTCTCCACATGTTTTAGAAAAATTCTCTGTCATGTAATCCCAACCTTCACAAGATCGTGTTAACGGTAATAAATCATCTATCAATTCATATTTATAATATAATTTAGCAACATGTCCTTTATGGTGTTGGATGAAAGGGTTACAGTGAATTAGTTTTCGTTTTGAATCATCTTGTACTGGTTCTCTGTCTGAGATAAATTCCCAATCACGATGTTTCTCTCGCACTTCCCATACTTTTTCGCCAAATACTTTAGAACTTCCCCAGTACTTTTCACCTATTTCTTCAGGTGGATTTGCTGTTACTCCATTAAATACTGCGCACGTTTCACCAACTTCAGCTACTACACCATCAATAAGAGATTCTTGATCGTCGACATAATTATTAGCATTTTTATTATCTGGTTTTCCACCAGGGTCCATACACTTACGAACTTCGTGTGTCATAAATTCTACGTCTGGAAATTTACCATACATAAAATCTAATACTTGTTGTGCATGATAACTTTGCCAATTTCGTACACCATGAATCACAGTGATTGGCCAAATTTTCAAAGGTTTATTAGCTTTACAATATTCATCACAAATCATATAAAGAAGTATTGCGCTATCTGCTCCTCCTGATAATCTAATAATTACATTTTCTGTCAATACTGGTATATTAATCAATTTTTTAAATCCTTATTTTTTATAGTCTATAATCTTCTAAATCACCTTCACGATCAATATCTAAAGTATTAGAATGCCAACCGCGATTCCAAAAATATCTATTTCGAAATGGAATGTATAATACTTCAATATTTCTTTTTTCAAGTTCTTTTATAATATAAGAAGATTTAGCGCTAACAACACATGTATTTTCATCTAACATAAGAACTTTAACATCAAAAAGATTTTCTTTATTTTTTAACCATTTGTCAATAAATTTTTCATATTTTGGATTATGTTTTTTTTCTGGATACCACAAAAGACCATTATTAGATCTTTTTAATTCTAATTGATCGAGATATTTATTTTTCCAATCATTGTCGTCAAACCATATTATATCCCAATTTTTTGGAAATATTTTCTCATTATTTTTAAACCAACTTGATGCTAAAACCAATCCTGGCCTAATTACAGAAAATGCATTTTCATTGTGTTCATTAACAAATACTTTTTTAAATTTATATTCTGGAAAGTACGGTTTTAAAAATTCATCTATAATATTCGGTGTTTGCCAAACATCAACTAAAATTGTCTTACCTACACGTGTTAAATTAGGAGCGCAAAAACCATAAAGACCAACTTTATCTATTTTTTTACGTTCTGCATCAACGTCTAAATCAGAATCGATATTTTTCATTCTACTAATTTTAAAATTTATATTAACATCTGATCTTTTAAAACAAATATTTTTATCATTTATCACTGTATCAATTGCAGCATCACCAAAAATTTGTCTATATTTACGCGTTAGTATATGTGAATTATAATCATTGTTATCAGTAACTAATATTTTTTTACCAATTACCATGTAATGTTCGCGCAAACATAATGGAGGATCAGGCAAACCATTACGATATCCCCAACTATATTTTTCTTCTTTACCAATACATCCATCTTTGTCAGTAAATTTTATAATACTATCTGGAAATTCTAAATCTTTAAAAGACATTTGATGTACATTGATATTTCGATCTTTTAATATTCTTATAAAATTTTCAATATCTTCTCTAGTAGTTTCTACTATTTCTTTTAAACCTTCTCTGATCGTAGCATTAGCTATATCATCAAAAAAAGAGTTTTCAAATACTGATCCAACAAGTAAAGAATTTAAAGGTTGAAATTCTGTGTAACTATTAATAGACATAATCAAAAATCTTTGGAGCTAATTCACTAGCATCTCTATTATAAAGTTGATCTTGAAGCATTACAATATCTTTAAATGTTTCGTGTGGTATTGTGCGCTTTCCTTTTAGTCTTAATTTAAATTCTTTAGTAAATTCTGTATCTTTGGTTTCTTCATATAATCTTTTTTTAGTAAGTTCCGCTAGATTTACTACATCTAATCCTTCTGGCCAATGAACAAATGTTGGTCTATATTTTACTTCAACTTTGTATTTGCTTTCTAATATTTCTTTTAACGTACTTAATTCAAAATCAATTTTATTCATATAGAAAGCATGATATGCTGTCGTAGTACAAACGAATAATAGTTTTTCTATTTTATCTGTTCTTGAAAGTAAATCATGAATGTTAGCTAATACTTTATTATAATCTCCGCCTTGTCTAAAATAATTAAACACATTAGTAGTTCCATCCATACTTACAGTAATATCTGCTCTTTTAAAATGTTTCCAGAACTCTGCAATGTCATAATTCTTAAATCGAGTTAATGACATATTAGTATTGTATATTAGCGTAATTTTAGATGTATCGATACTAGGATCGTCGATCATGCGTTGAAGAAATCTATACATTTCTACATGAAAGAATGGTTCACCACCAGAAAACTCAAGACGTTCTACAGTAGGTAATACATTTTGAAAAAGATAGTCAATCACTTCAGGTGTCGGAATATCAATACGGTGTTCATGTCTTTCAATGACATGATCAAAATGATGATCTTCCCATAACCGTTTAGCTATTTCTGGGTTTTGTTTTCCTACTTTAATAAAGTTAGAATTAGAAGCAACCGTACAATGCCTGCATGAATAATTGCATGCTCGGTTAAGTTTAAGTTGAAGGTCTTTAACAACGATTTTTGTTTCATTGTAATCTGGCTCAGATACTAGTAAATCTTCTGATCTTTGTCTGTACGACTTTAGGCCGCTTTCTTCTTGAATTTTGCAATCTACACATTCATCAGGCCATTCATCGTTTTTAAGTTGTTCACGTATACGTATCCATTCTGCCGAATTAACATCGGGTTTTGCTGGAACATTTCCAAATTTGTGTCCATCATATAACTTAAACCTATAACATGGTGCATAACCACCAGGTTTAAAGTCTAAGTGTGTCCACGCTAACTTACATTTCATATCACTTCTTTATACATATTGCAATAAAAACAATTAGGATCACCATCACACGTGTGATTATAAACTCTTTTTTTATTGTGTATTCGTAAAATTTTACCTAGTTCTGGATTAGCTTCTTCTATATTAGTACCATAAAACTCGTCAAGAGCATATATAGTTCTCATAACTCTTCGCCATTTTTCATCATCGTATACTCGTTTTTGTTTGAAAATTTGTTTTAGCTTTTCGTTTGAGTTAGTTTTTAATATCCATTCTTCGAACCAATCTGGCGCACATAAGAAATTAAGATAATATTCATCGTATGACCATGATATAGAATCACAATGTGGTTCATAAAGTTTAAGAGATTCATCAAGATGATTAACATTAAGAACAGTAAAAGTTTGATGAATAACCATACGTTTATTATTCAGCATTTCACTGTACTCAAGCCAATTGTCTAATCCATTTTCCCATTTAGAACCTACTCTTTGATATTCATTAATTTTCTTAGGTCCATCAAAACTACCAGACAATCTAATATATCTAAAATCATTAAGAATGTCTGCCATTTCTTGTGTCATTTTCTTAGAACAATTTGTTACAATTTCCAAATCAACCTTTGATATATCTGTTCTCATATCGAGAAAGTATAAAAAATCCATAAAGTTTGGAGACATAAATGGTTCACCACCAAGTAACTTTACACTTCGCAATTCGTCCCAATCAATATCCATATCTTTAAGAGTTTCGTATCTTGACTTCTGAACTTTAGCTACATAAAATTCAATATCTGGTTTTTCTTTTACTGCCCACATATCTCTTTTAATAAGCTTCGAAGAATATTGACTTGAACACATACGACATTGAAAATTACAAGTATTATCTAGGCTTAATTCAATGTGAGTTAATTTTCGAAAGTTTTCTGTAAGATGTTGTTTTTTAAATTTTAAACCGTGAAATATGTTTGCTCTAGTTCTCATACTAGGTACACCTGAATCTTCTTCTTCCCAGCATTTGGTACAACGTGGATCTTTTTTACCGTTAAGCATGTCAATACGCAATTGCTTAAATGATTCTTTGTATTCTTCTGGAGAAACAGAATGTTTATTATTGAAACGACAGCACGGGCGAATATTGCTTTCCATATTTACTGCCATAGCTTCCCATGGCATCATACATATTGTATCTGATCCACACTTTAATTTTTTTTTCGTTACTTCTAAAGTGATGTCTTTATGTGACAAATCCAACTACAAACTCCTTCCATCCATTTTCGAATCTTCTAGCAGAATGCAATTGCTTACAATCAAAAATTAATGCATTATCTTTTCGCCAATCAAATACTAAATCAACTTCTGGTGAATCTTTTTCAATAGTTAATGCTATTTCATTATCATCTGTATAACGAACTTCTCCATTTCCGGTATACATCACTCTTCGATCTGACCACCACTTATACATAATTGTGCCAGGAACTGCTGGACCTACAGCAGTCTCAACTTGTGGCGACCAATCAAGCGGAAGTATAAATCCTAAATCACCGTCATTACCTTTAATTGAATCAGTGTGATAAAGAACTGGAACTTCACTGTGAAAAAATTCGAATTCCCATCTTCCTTTAAAGACATCCATACATGAGTTTAAATATTTTTGACCATTTTCGTCAAAACGCTGTACGTAATTCTTTTGTTCTTTACCAAGAAATCGTTTTTCTTCTAAATGATCTAAACACATATCCAATATATCAAAATCAATTACTGGACAAATTATTCTATTTTTCCCTGAGTTCAACTTCATTTAATCCTCTATCAGTTCCACGTTCATCATACTTATTTTCAATTAACATACGAAGCGGTGTACGTATACCAACATAATTCATGCCCTTCCAAGCAATATGTATAGAGTCAGATGGATCTAAATTAAAATCTTCGCATACCTGTTCGTATTTATCTTCATAGTTACTCCACCAATAATCTACTCCAAAATATTTTATAGCTTCAACTCCAAGCCAACAATCTGAAACACATTGATAATTATAATCATTCATTATTTGAATAGGTCCAGGAGTAGATCCTCGTGTGTAGCGAATACCAATTCTTTGTGATCCCATACCAAATGCTTTTGAGAGAGAAATTGAAACAGATTTAATTGCAGGATGCGATACATCTAAACAAAAATTACGACATTGCGCAAACCATGCTCCATCAATATGAACTTCTGCTTCGATAGCTTTACAATAATCTAATATTTCTTCCATATTAGGAATTACGTTTGTTGTAATTGTAGATGGCGCAGAAATAACAACATGTTCACCAGGCATAATATCAGTTTTATTTATAAGTTTTCGTACAAATGTAGGAAGTCTATCGTGATACTTGTACTCTCCTTCAAATACAGATATATTATTCCTTTGTAACATATGCAGTTCATCAAGTTGATGAGTTACTCCTAATATTACGTGATGGATAGGAAATTCTTCAAGCCCTAAGTATTGTGCTCTTTTATGACTTTTAACCCAACTATCTATTTCTGGTAAAAAAACATTTTTGCAATAATCGTGTGGATCATGTGGATATGTTCTCATATTCATACCAGCTCTGAATTCAGTAAACGCACTTAAGTACATTGGTCTTTGTCTTTTAGTTCCTAAATCATTTTCTGTAATATCGATATATTTCATTTTAGTAATTCTGCAAACTCAGGTGCAACTTCTGCAAAGTTTTCGCCTCTTGCTTTATCAAGCTTTCGTGTGTAATCAGCGAACTGCGGTAATTTATCGGAATTGTCTTCATTGTACATGTAGTTAATTATTTGATCAAAGTTATCTTGGACTTTTCTCGACGGAGCTGACCAAGATAATCTTTCTGCTACCATATCTTTTGCCCATTTTGGTAAAACAGTAATTGACAAATAACTTGGCTCTGTTACACCTACAAAATTTATCCAACTATCTTCGCTAAATCCATTATATTTGTCTTCTTGTTCAGCAAACCAATGTGCTATACCAGTCATATTTAAAACGTTGTAAATTGTAATAGTTGATCTAACTCCAACCCAAGCATTTGGAATCTGCATTAAATCATCCATCACTTCTCTTACATCACACCATTTTGTAGGATATCGTTGATATTCTATAAAGTGACCTACACCGTCAAGTGATGTAGCAAACATAACTTTTTCATATTTTTTCCAAAGCTCTTTTAATCTTTTCTTTGGTTTTACTGTTAAATTTGTGCTATAGTTTAACCACATTCCGTCAGCATTACCTATTTCATCAATACGTTCTAAAATTTGTAAATACTCAGGAATTAAAAAAGGTTCACCACCAGTCATTTTTACCATGCGTAAATCCGGAATATGTTTATCTAATGTTGATATATCAAATGATTGAGGTTTATTACCATTAGTTGATAACCATGATTTAATGTCATCTTGTTTTTTACCAACACCTGGTATACCAAAAGCATATTCAGGCACTGCCGCCCAATCTTTAAACCAGTTTGTTGAATAAAATGGTCCGCACATTCTGCACCTAATATTACAACGATTTGAAAATGCCAATTCTAACCAACGAATTTTAGGATTATTTGGATCAAGGTCGTAAGTCATTGGATAATTAAATCCTGCAACATTCAAATGAATTTGCCTTAACGATCTTTTACGACCAGCATCTTCTTCCACCCAGCATTTACGGCAGCCAGGGTGTCTTTCTCCTTTTAGTTTATGTTCTTGAAGTTTTTTTATAAATTCATCATAATTATTATGATCGATCATATTGAAATTAAAACGACTACATGGTTTTCTTATCGAATCAGGACCGATGTAAGAATGGTTAAAAGGCATAGGGCAAAATGTAGGTGAATAATTAAGCACTTTTTGGCGTCGATATATCTACGTAATCAATACAAGTTTCAAAAGGACAAGTAATTGGTTCGATTGGTTGTTTAAAATCTGGGTCAATAATACTTCCAACTTGGCCACCAGCTCTACATGTTGCTCTATATACTTCTCCGTTCGGTCCTATATGTGTTTGATTTATTCCGGCAGTACATGACCACCCTTTAAATTTATTCCAGTTATTTATTGTTATTTGATCTGGATAAGTTGTCACGCACGTATTATCATCAAATGTAAGTTCTAAGTTTTGTGAAATATTACTAGTGTTGTTTCGAAACCATTTGATTTGATTTTTCTCTTCTTCAGTATATGATTTATTCCATCCAGGCAGCGGTATGATATTTCTAAATTCAACCTCGCGCACTCCAGCATCTTCAAGCCTTCTATACATTTTTTTAAAATAGTCAAATTGACCCGGATATAATAAAAATCGTGCGCAAAATCTATTTCCTAATGAGTTAGCTAATTTATCAAGTTCTACAATCTTGTTAAAATATTCTTCTGTACGATGCTGTGTAAATTCATAATGAAATGAAATTATCATTTTATCAAGTAGCTCAAAACATTTTATAATTCTATTTAATCCCACTGATCCATTTGTAACTAAACTAATATTATATGGTGCAGATTCTCTTAGATATTTTAACACTTCATATATATGCGGTACAGTAAAAGGTTCTCCGCCTGTCAATGCCCAATCAATATTATAATAACCTAAACTTTCTACACCATCAATAATTTTAATCATAGTTTCAAGCGATGGATGTTTAGAAATTTTATCGTGTTTAAAATGAAAACCAACAGGATTGTTTCCTGTGTCATCACAATACGAGCAATCAAAATTACAACGACGAGTTAAATTCCATTCAACTAAATGCGCTTTCTCTATTTCTGTATTTTTGTTAACAAGTCTAATTGGTTTCAAAATATACCTCCATACTGTGGAACAACGTCAACAATGTTTTGATTTCGAAATAAATCTAATTTTCGAGTATGACCAATAAATTTATCTAAATGTTCTTCTGTATAACTTTCTGAATTCATAAAATCCATAACACCATCAAGCAATTGCGCAAATTTAGTTTTAACATGATCTGAATGGTTTGATTGATATACCCAATCAATATAATCTTGATAGTGATCACAAATTTCATCTTTCAACATTTGTGGTAGTACTTTAATATTATAATATTTTGGAGCATGGCACATGTGTTGTGTGATAATTGGTCGTGGTCCAGTTATAGGATTATATCGTTTCAAACCAGATTCTTCTAACTTCCATTTCATAAATTCAGGTAAATGAAAAACATTAAAAGGTGTAATAGTAAAAGCAAACCAACCTTTAAAATTAATATTAGGATTATTGTCAAGCTTCTGCATATTTTTGTAAACTGCATTCCACTTTGCAGGTGTTCTTTGATATTCAAAGACATCACCATATCCATCAATCGATACACCAATCCGTACTTGTTGAAACTGCTCCCACAATTTTAACATACGATCAGTAACATTAGTTAAATTGCTATTATATTCAATTTGAATTTCTTTTGATCTACCTGAAGCAACTAATCTTTCGAGAGATTCAAAATGTTCTTGAATAATTAATGGCTCTCCTCCTACAATATAAAGTTTCTTTGCTTTGCCTGTATGTTTTTCAAAATTATTCCAATAAAAGTTTGAGTTTTTAAACCAATCATATTGTTCTGTACTCCATCGGCCTTTAGCATTCTTCGTTAATTTAATTATGTCATGAGTATCTTTATACGTTGTTTTATCATATAGCTTTACGTGATCTTCGTACCATGAGTGGCTATCTGTTGGTCCACACATCCTACACTTAAGATTACAAAAATTGCCGTAACGAATGTCAAAAAATTCAATATCAAAATCGTCCGTAGATATGGATCCGTCAGGTGCTGTTTTAGCTTTGGCTTCTTCGAGTGTGAGATCCCAGTCTTCTGATTCATATTCTCTCCTTGACCTAATACCATTAATTTCTTCTTGACGACAACGTTCACATTCAGGATTCCATTCGTCGTTCATCATTGAAACACGTACGTCTTTTAGAATTTGCGCATTTCGTGCTTCATCTAAATCATCACGACCAGCGTTATATGCTGTACCATCTTTTTTACGCATAATGCCTTTCTGCGGACTGTAACTATTAGTATTACAACAAATACGAAGATCGCCATTATTTCTTAAATTAATTGAATTCCAAGCTAATGGACAAAACGTACTCATTTAATCTCCTCAAGCATTTCATAGCATAATGGATAATAATCTTTTAAAAACTGATTACGTACTGGATCCATGAGATGGGTGTTAGCTGCTAATGCTTTCATAGCATCTGGTTTATAATCGTATTTATAAATTTCATTAAAGATATGTTTTTCATCTTCAAAGACGCCTTCGTTTATAGCAATCTTTTTAGCTTTATCTTTCCATTTATCTGGAATGTAAGACGGGCTATGGAATTCTGGAGTATAGACAATAAAATTACGAAATTTAAATGATTTGAATTTATGACTAACTTCTTGTCTTAATCTCCAAAAGTCAAATATATTAAAGACTTGAACTGTCTGATTTATTTCAAAGTTAACTTCACCAGCCCAATTCAGTTCACTTATTTTATTTATGTTTTCCCAAATCTTTTTAAAGTTACTTGCAGGTCCACGAATATACTCGTGTCCTGCTCCATAAGCATCTATTGAAAACTGGATATCAACTTTTTTAAATTGTGTTAATAAGTTAAAAAAATAATGATTAGCATTTGTTCCATTAGTGGTAATAAATATCTTAATAAAATTAGTATGACCAACTTCAACTAAGCGTTTTAAAATAGTTTGAGTTTCTGGCTGTAATGTAGGTTCACCTCCAAGAAACTTAAATTCATATACTGATTCAACATTATCAAGAATAATATCTAAATCATATTTGCTGCTATAATCTTTATGTACATCTGGCCAATGCGGCCAAAGCGCTGGGTGCTTCTTTGCTTCTTTTTGTATTTGCAAACTAAATTTTGGTCCACACATTCTACAAGATAAATTACATAGATTGTTAAATCCTAAATCATATGATATTGGTGTTTGAAGATTTGTTCCATTAACAAAATTAAGTTGAGGTCTACCTAACTCCTCATAAATAAGATTATAAGCTTGTCTTAAAGATTCCGCGCCTGATTCTTCTCTATTTTTACAATCACCACATTCTGGAAGCCATTCAGGATTGTTTAAAAGAGATTTTCTAATATTTTGATAATCTTTACCGTCCCACTTCTGTAAATCATAATCACCATCTTTCCATCTCCAAGAACAACAAGGTCTATTTTGCGCTTGAGTATCAACACGCCTATGCATAAATGGAATAAAACAAAATGGCATTAATTGATATCCTCTAATAATTCATGAACTATAGGATAATAATCTTTTAAATGCTGGTTTCTAGCAAAGTCCATCATACTTGTACGACTCTTTAATATTTTCATCGTATCCATGTCTGTTTTTTCTTGTTCCATTAAATCAAAAATATGTTTTTCATCTTCATACGCCCAGTGCCCGCGAGCTTCAGCAATTGCTAAATCTTTCCACTTTTGTGGAATATATTGAGGACTATAGATTGGTGGCTGAAAAACCATACCACTACGAAAACTACACCAAGGATACTGTATATTTGTTTCTTGTCTTAATTTCCAAAAACTAAAAATACTAAAAGTTGTTACTGTTTGATGTATTCCAATATGAGCGTCGCCTGCCCAATCAAGTTCATATATTTTCTTTACATTCTTCCATATTGTTTCGAAGTCTGAGGCAGGTCCACGAATATAGTCATGGCCTATACCATAATCGTCTATAGAAATTTGAAGATACACTTGCTTAAATTGAGTTAATAAACTATAAAAAGCAGTATTTACATTTGTACCATTTGTTGTTACATTAAATTTAAGACTAGTGTTTCCTACATCAATTAATCTTTTCATAATTGCTTTTGCTTCAGGTTGAACAGTTGGTTCGCCACCAAGAAGTTTAATTTCATACATAGACTCAGCTTCATCAATTATATGGCTGATATCCATGTTGTTATATTTGTCAGGCGGATCATCAACAAAAGCTGGCCACAGTTCAGGATATCTTGTCATTTCTTTATAAATTTGAGAGCTAGATGAAGCACCACACATTCTACAAGATAAGTTACATAGATTATTCATTCTCAAATCGTAAGAGATCGGAGTTTCAAAAGGATTTCCTGTTACGACATCAAGGTTTGGTTTACCTAATTTTTCGTATAGTCTATTATATATTTTTCTATACGAATGATCTTCACCAACTTTTTCTCTTCTTTCACAATCTTGGCATTCTGGTAACCAGTCTTGATTATCATTCAACATACTTGCACGAATTTTTTGATAGTCTTCACCTTGCCAGTCTTGTAAATTATATTGACCAGCTTTCCACTTAGCAGCACAACAAATTCTGTTTTGTCCTTGTGTGTCGATATAATTATGAATAAACGGAACTACACAAAATGGCATTACTTTCTATACCATTCTAACCAATCTAAGTCTGGAAACACATCATTAAAATCTAAGAATCTTGTCTTTGCTACTGTATAACACCATTCAGCCATTTCAGGCAATCGTTCAGTCCAGTCTTCTGCTTCCATAAATGTAAGTAAACCTTCCATACGTGGAATCCCGTATTCAGACTTTATGAATTCTTCGTACGTTATACCAGCTTCTTTAACGCCAGTACATTTTTGCCAATTTTCTTTTATCCATGGATAAAGTTCTTCTTCATATTTTTGTCTTACTTCTTGTTTAAACCATATAGGAAGAGCTTTTACATTTAATTGTGGAGGCCAATAAGCTAAATGACATGAGAATAAACCTGCACCATTTGGCCACTTATTTAGTAACTTAAAGTTTGATTCAACTTTCCATTTGATAAATTCTGGTAAGTAAAAAATATTAAGAGCCATTACAGTATAAGCACTTGTAAGCGTTAAATTACCGTGTGGATAATTATCCATTTTATGGATTGATGATGTAATTACATCCCAGTTAGATGGGTAACGAATAAAATGATTACGAATACCAATATCATCAACACTAAAATGAAATATTACATTACGAAATTGTTTCCATAAATCAAATAAATCATCACGCCATTCAATACCATTTGAGTTATATCTTAATTCAATATCAGAAGCTAATCCATCGTCTATACATTTTTGTAAAAGCATATAGTGTTCGTCCATAATCAATGGCTCGCCACCAGCAAAATACAATTGTCTTAAATTTGGCAAAGTTTCGTATAGCTCATCCCAAAACTTTGGATTCTTTTTGTGCCAATTATATGAACCACCTGACCATGCAAGTTTACCAGATTCTTTTTCCCATGTCATCGACTTTTTAAGATTTTGATTTTTAAGTTCTGGCCAAATTTTCTTATGCTCTTTTACCCAGCCAGAAGAATCATGAGGAGAACACATAACACATGCAAGCTGACACTTGCTACCAAGCCGTAAATCGATATAGCGTATTCTTGCAGGAACTGATCCGTCTTCTTTTGTATCTTCAATAATTGGTTCAATACCGCCGAGGTCTTTAATCCACTTACGAGTTTCCCAAATTCTCTTTGATCTATGACCTGCGTCTTCTTCTTTATAGCATTTAGTACATGATTTTGGTTTTTCTCCATTAAGCATCATCCTCCTCACACCACGCATATATTCATTATTCCACGATTCCAGCAAACCAGTAGTGGCAAGATTAGATGGTTTACCGTCGTCATTACGCAAAACTCCAGCTTCAGAAACTGATTTTTGTGTAGAGTCTGAATTTACTGCAACTCCTGACGCGTTAGCAGTACAGCACACTCGCATATGTCCGTTGGGTCTTGTTGATAGATGCATCCATGGCAACGCACAAAAAGTTTCTGTTGGAAACTGCTTGTCAATATCTTTCGCTTTCATCACTTTTCCTATGTACAAATGAGTCATTATATGGTATAATACTACTATATATAACCATGATAAATATAGTAAAGAGAGAATTAATAATTATGAATTTTTACACGTTGAAGTGGGGTGACAAGTACGACCCTAAATACGTAAACAGACTTTACGGCAGCCTAAAAAAGCATTATCATAAACCTTTTACTCTTACTTGCTATACTGATAACTCAAAACAAATTAGAAAAGAAGTAAAAGTAAAAGACATTAATGTGTTAAGAAAGTTTAACACTGATCGAGTGTTTACTTATGAGAAATTAATCCTTATGGAAAAACACAAAGAAGGTGTATGGCTTGACTTAGATATTTTGATTCATGATGATATTACATGTATGGCTGACGATCCTGCAGATTTTAAAATGATTTGGAATTATTGGAATCCGTATTGGGCGAAATCTGGAAGATGGTATGGTAAAGGTGTTTCGTGTCATGTGAATAGTTCTTTTGTAAAATGGAATAATCCAGAATGGTTAATAAAATTTACAAATGATAATTGGAACAAGATTGAATTTACTTATAAATCTTTAGACAAGTATTTATTTTATCAACATGCAAGAAACGATAGACTAAAGTATTGGGATAAAGAATTAGTAAGTAATTATAATGTTCAAGGTAGAAAACTCCCTGGAAAAATTACTATATTTAATACTTCGCACAAATATAATAATAAAGGTATTGCAGATGATTTAGTTGAATTACACGAAGCAGATTACAGAGTAACTAAATTATGGGAAAGCTACGATGATTGATAATCCTGCACTAAGCTATAATAATTTCCTAAGAATTTTAATTCAATATAATAAAATTAAATTTTTAGCATGCGGAGATATTCAAGACACTCTTATTAAATTAAGAAGTATGGACATCGATGCAACAGCAATTGATTATGATCCTAAATATAAAAATACACCAAATTATGTAAATAAAGATTTTGTATTTGACGATGTTGATTTAGATGCAGACTTAATTGTTCACACTAATATCGAAAAAACTTATGCAGTTGAATTTAAATCAGGTACAGACGTAATATTAATAGGAGATAACGATGAGCATAACGGTGATTGCATACCAATATTTTCTGCAGATCAAATAATTAAATTATATAATGTAAAAAAAGTGTATGAAAAGGGTCCTGATGGTGAGGATAATCCAACACACTTTTTTGTTTATGGAAAAATATGAAACTAGAATATTCTAAAATTTTAAAATGGTTTAGATATAATTGTCAAGACCAAATGGATAGACTCTTTGATAGTTTATCACCAAATCAAATTCAATGTAAAGAGTGGTTAATTGAAAGTTTAGATAAAGTTCAAATTCCACGTGATGAATTCGGTAAATTTAATATCGAAATTGTTGGAGGGTGGTATGGTTATCCTCTTATTGATTTACTATATCAAAAGTATGGTGATAAGATTAATCGTATTGATATATTCGAATTAGATGAGTTTGCATGCAGAGCAATCAACAAATACAATTGCATATTTAAAAACTGGCATGTTAGAGTATTTCATCAAGATTATTTTACGTATCAAGAAAAACGACGTACTCATATGATTATTAATACGTCATGCGAACATATGTGGGATATGTCAACAAATAAAGATTGTTATGAATCACCTGAAAGAACACTATTAGTTTTACAATCTAATAATAAAACAAACGAACCTGATCATACTAATTGTGTAACTAGTTGCCAAGAACTTTTAGAAAAAAATGAATTAAAAGAAATGTTTGGCGATTGGAAGCGCATGAATGAAGGAACTCCAGATAAATATATTAGATTTATGGCTATGGGCAAATGGAAATAGTTTTATTAAATACTCCACCAGTTTACGGTCAGCAAGTTTGGGTGGATAATATCAAACACATGTTAGACAATAGCGGCCAAGAGTACGACAAAATTCATGTCGTGGACGATGTAATATACGGCGGTGTATACGATAAGCTTTCTTTGTTTACTCGTTTTCGAAAAGGACAATATCTCTATTTTGATCTCGACATTATTATCAACGGTCCTATCGTTGATCTTTACACTACTAAATTTACTTTATTAAAAGCATGGTGGAGAGAAGCATTCCATACTCCACTAAATAGTTCTATTATGTCGTGGTATGGCGATCATTCGTATATTCACGATAAATTTGCAGAAGATCCAGATTATTATATGGTAAAATACCATAAAGGTATAGATGAATTTATTTACAAAGAAATAGAATATGAAACATATGGAAAAGTTTGTGATTCATATGCATGGGGTGGTGGTAAACTACCAATCACGCTGTATAACCACGCAAGGGATAAATTATGGGAACACAAGTGTTCGCTGTCAGGACCGGTACCAAATATGGACCAGAATATGAACAGTACATTGATTCAAAAATACCAAACGTAACGTGGATACGAGAAGAAATTATTGGTAAACACCAATGGAATAAACTTATTCCTATGTCATTAGATATTGATGAACCTGTGTGTGTAATTGATATTGACACAAGTTTTATTAATGATTATATGGACATGATTGAATATCCAATAAAACGTGGACAGTTTATAGCTGCTCAAGGTTGGTGGAATGATACATGGAAAGATGACTACAAATTACAAGGTGGATTTCAAAAATATTATCCAAAAGATTGTAAATACATTTATAATAAATTCGTATCAGATCCAGAATATTGGATGGAATATTACATTAAAAACAAGACCACAATAGGTCCTGTTAATGGCGAACAATATTTTGTAGAAGATTCAGTTAAAGAAAAGCTTGATCTTCAGTTTATACCTGCAACATGGATAACTCGATGGGAACATATGAGTCATTATGATTCTGAATGGTTAATCAGCGCTAATTTAAAGTATCCTGGAGAGTGGCTGTTTCTTGGAGGAGAATTTAACCCTGAGGTTCGGATGGTGCACTATCTAGGACAACACCAGCCTCATTTAGCAATGCGAAAAGTTCAAGGGTGGTAGATGCTTTTCTCATGGAAGCTTTCCACTTACGATCTTTCGAAGTTTTTACTTCAGGCAACTCAAAGATTTCTAATTTTAGTTTAAAAAATTCTTCAGGGTTTTTACCGAGATTAACAACTTCTTGTAATGTAACTGGCGCTGCAACAACTTGTTGTGCTGGTATTCCGCTGTCTAAATAATCAATAATTTCGTCAAAACGTTCAACAAATTTTTGGAACATCTTTTGTCTTAAATTTTCCATTTTATTAAATTCATGATAATTTCTTTGTAGATCTTCTTCACTGTGTTCTTTTAACACTTCTTTAATAAATTTATTTTCTGGATTATAAGTATGCATCTGAATCGAAAGATTTTCGCCTTCAGGTTTATCATAATCTTTAAATTCGAGTCTAATCATTTGACACGAATAATCTGAAAATCTTGCGTTAACTAATCTTCCTTCTTTAGTTTTCATTTCATTGTTCCTTATTATGCAATCATGTTAAGATAGTATGTTGTTATAGTCGAAGCTGAACCAGACGGTGTACTCACTGCTCTGTAAAAATAATTACCGCCGGATTGTTGAAAAAGTTGAGAGTTAGTAGTTCCACTAAGCTTAGTATCTGTAAACGAGCCACGGTTTTCACCTGATGTGGATGTGGCCACAGTGTAATACAATCCACTTGACATCTTACGAGTTAAAGCTGGAAGAAGCACTTTTGAAATTAATTTATTTGCGTCTGCAGAAAAATCTCTTTGAATTATATTTCCCGTGGGAGTTCCGCCGCCATCATCTTCTAGACCAACTGGAAAAATATCGGATCCAGGAACAGTGTCTAGTGCAGTTTTTACCCATAATTTATACGTTGCAGCTGTGCCTGAATAAAGTGTATCAACAAAGAACGAACCTTTATCAGTCCATGTACCAGCTCCACCAGAACTTGGTGCAGATGTTGAAACTCTATAAGAACCAACCTCATTGCCTGTTCTCATATTAGTAATTGCTTGATCTAAAATAACTGCGGCTAATTCAGCTTCAGTGGAAAACGGTTCAAGATGATCGTTTGATGAATCATAATAAAGCATTCCAAAAGAATTAAAATCAGCTGAACTTACTGCACTTGGCGTAGTACGATCTTGTCTGTACGCGTAACTTGTATCAGTTTCGGATCCAACTCCTGGATATGATGGATAGCCTTGAATGATACCATCGTTAATACCTCTTTGAGTTGAAGTAATTTGTTGAGTAGCTGAAGTATCAGCTGCAGAACCAATCGATGTTCCACCAGAACCTGCGTAGACATATCCGTCTCCGCCACCACTTATTTGCGCAGCGTACGCGACTTGCAAATAATATATTGTTCTTTCTAGATTGGTTGACGTCATATCTTTCAATGTCGTACCAGAATATAGCATTGGAAATACTGTCATAATTTATTCTCCAGGACCGTGTACTGTTTTTAATACAGAACCCGCGGTATTTTTAATTTGTATAAATGTAGAGTTTTTAAAACTTGCTGATGTTATTGTATTTATCTGAATTTTAGCTTCAGTAATTGATGAATCTATCAATTCAGTAGTACCTACAGAATTGTTAGCCATTTTCGATAATGTTATAGCATTGTCTATAATCTTTTCTGTTGATATAATATTGCTAGCTAATTTAGCTCCAGTAACAGAAGAATCAACTAAAGTAAATGATGCTCGAGCTCCAGCTGGTGTTGCACTATCTAAACTAATCGTAGAAGTACCAACAAAGTAATTTTTAATAACTGCTGAGTCAGTTAGTTCAAGAAACCTATCGTCAAGGTTATTGATTGCATCTACTATACTAACAGCGCCGGCTTTGAAAGTTAGACTAGTTCTAGTTCCTAGATCAGAATCGATAGAATTAATTGCATGAACGAGTGTTGCAGCTGAATCAGCCAGCGTCGTTAAATCACCAATATCCGCACCCATTTCATTAGACTTAGTTACCCAAGTGTTAATAGGATCTGATAGGTTAATTACTGTTTGAGCCATTTTTATCCTCTAATAATTGCTGCATCATTTGTTTCATTATAGCAACATCATTACGAAGTTGTGCAAGTTCTGCTTGTTGTTCTTTCCAAATTTTCTTTCTGCCTCTAGCTTGAGCTAATTCTTTAGTATTAGTATTTATTATAGCTCCACTTGGTGCTCTTACTAAACCGTTATGTCCTTCAACTTTAGTATATTTATTCATTATGAAACCAGTGCAATTGCTCTAAAATCTTTTATTATCGGATGTTTTGCCGAATTAGTTGATGTCATAACAATTTTAACTTGAAACTGAGTAAATGCATCTAAATTACCAACTTGTCCACCAGCAAGATATTGATATTCTCTAAATATACTTCTAACTTCATCAGCTGGATTGTTTCCTTCTTCTGTAAGTTCAATATATGGAAAATCATTTAAATTATCATCAGCTTGACCAGTTTTAAAATAAACTCTAAATCCAGCTGCTGCCGGTCTGTTAGCAGCAAATAATATGTTAATTCCAACTGCAGGTTCTTCTAAAACTACAGGTATTGTAACATGTTTAGATGCGTGAGATCCTTGACTTCTATCAGTCTCATCAACAAATTGTAATGGAACATTAAAGTTCGTTGTTAGTGATGCATCTTGTCTATCAATAATATTTTCAGTAGCTGCAACAACTGCACGTTGTATATCAACGATTGGTGAAACTTTGGTATCATCAGTCGCAAGTGCTAAATTCATTTCAAACGAACGACCTGAAATACTATGCACAGCTTCATTTGAATCATTTAATATAATACTTGGTGATTGTAGTACATTTGTTTCGTTTAAAGTAATAGTACCAAATGCAGCGTCTTTTCCGTTAACTGGACTTGTATTTCTTAGGCTTGCATAAGAACTACCGCTTGTTCTCTTAACAGTAGGTGTTATAGTTGTTCCTGCTGAAGGTCTTAATGCAGCTACGTTTGGATAAAATTCATCGTACATTATATTACGAGTAACAACTGAATTACTACCACCTACTAACAATGTAGCTGCAGCGTTTGAATCAGCTGCAAATGCGAATCCAGTGTGGTCAACTTTTGTGACTGTACGTGATCCAATTATTCGATCAACAGTTGTAAACGCACCGCTTACATCTGAATCAAGAACTCCACTACCGTCAGAATCACGAGCACCACTAATGAATACTTTATCATTTTTCTGAAGACCGTGGCCCGTCATAAGAACTTTAACTTCAGTTCCGCCTGAATCTGTTAAGAATGAAGGAGTTGGAAGAAGTTCTCTAAGGTTAGTTGCATTGCCAAACTTAGCGTTACCTGAAGTAGCAAACTCAGCTCTGTAGAGAATAAACATTAAATCTCTTTCTTGATCAGGTGTCCATGTAAAACTGTTTTGAGACATAAAGAATGAACCAAGTGTAGGTTGCTGTGAAACACGAGAACCTGTAGTTCCAATTAAAAAGTCGTATATTTTTGCTACGTGAACAGTATACTCGACTGTTTCTGCAAGAAGCACAATACAATATTCTCTACCCGGTGTTAGATATATTGGCTCTTCAAATACAAAATCTGTACCGTTTGATCGTATATTATCTAAATCATTTAAATCAGTAGGTATATTAACTTCTGATGGACCTAAAAATTTAACAGCACCTGGAATACGAAAGCTTGTAGGTATTCCATTTTCAACTGGTCTGACTTCACATCGAACAGGAACAGTTGTTGATTTAGTAGCAAAGAATATTCTAGTTTTGGTTATGAATAGGCCGTTTGGATGTGTGAAAGGATCAATAAAGAACGTTTGTGCTAAAGGTTCGCTTGGACCTTCAGCAGTACCTTCTCCAACTTCTGGTTCAACGAATACAGTTCTATCAATAATTCTTGTAGTTCTTACAGTGCTTTGTACTGTTTCAATAACACCTTGAGCATTATAATTAATTCGAGCACTACTGAGCGAGTTCGATTCGTTCTCGCCAGCGCCTGATACATCAAGTAATTTAAATTCTTGTGCTCCTGCTCTAAACTTATTAGATGCTGTGTTTGGAACAATAAATGATCCAATTAATTGTCCAGTTGCATCTGTCTCTAAATTTTCAGTTCCTTCTGGGTGAGTTGTAGCATCGAAAAATAAGTTTCCAATTTCTACGTTTGTTGTTCCAAATCGAGTAAAAGAAGTTTCTCCTTTGGCAAAAGAATCAATTGCTCTTCTGCCTAAGTAAGGAAAGTAACGTGTTCTTGGTCTTAATCCTTGAGCTCTAAAGAATACTTTTCTTGATCTCATAAAAGGAATTAATTCCACAGCAATAACTCTTGTTCCAACCACGTTTCTTGTAGTTGTAACTTCATCAATAAATGGAGCACCACTAAAAAGAGCATTTCTATTACCAAGCGAAATCTCTACTCTTCGTGTGTTAACAATTTCTCCGCCATCAACAACAATCTCAGGTGCTCTACGTCTTTCAACCCAAGTGTCAGATGCTGGAGAAAGCTCTACGATTCCTTTTCCAGTTATAACTGAGAATGGATTGACATTTTCTGTTTCAGTCGCGAAACTCTGATCAAGAAAAGCTGGACTTGAATCTATCGGCAAAGTAACAAATTCACCAGTTTGTTCTAATCCTCTTTTGTTACCTCGAGATGATGTCGAGTTATCTGAATCATAAATTAATCGAATATCGTTGTTTATAACAAGAGGTCTAAGCACTCCTTGTGTGTTTTCAACTGATGCTCTATACTCATTTCTATTTACATCAGAAAATGTAAAGTCTCTGAATGTGTCTGCTATAAATCCAGATTTTAATCGAGACAGACCAGCTGAATCGATAACTGTTAAAGCTTCAGTAGCGTTTTCGAGCAGACTTAATGCTGTTAAAGATTCAAGATCTTCAATGCGGTTTTCTAGTCGCGCAATGTCGCGCATCGTAAAGCCTTTTGACTCTATAATTTGTGAACTTAAATCTGATTCGTTTAAAGTGTAACCATTTATATTAAAATTCTGTAGAGCAAGTCCACCTTCTGGAACAGCAGGTAATCGTGGGTTAAGATCTGGATCGCCTTGAATATATTCCATTTGGCCTCGAGGCAATGGTTTCTTTTCATCGTCTGCAGTTACTAGTACTAATCTATCAGCTCTTGGAAGATAATAACTTGCATTCACATCAAATGATTGTCCACTTACTGGAAGAAGTGGCACGATCTGATTACCACTACCAGCTGAATCAAACGTATGTTGTGCAACTCCAGCAGAATCAGCTAAGATTCCAGCTACTGGACGAAAGTCTAATACATTTCTAAGATTAATAACATCTCCACCAGCTTTTCTAAAATCTGGTATTCCTTCGTATCCTACACTATCACCAGTTGGATATGATGTTACATCAAAATGTGTACCAGATGTTGAATGCGTAAAATGTCTAAATCGAACAAACACATTGCCAGTTGGAAGTGATGCACCAGATTTAATATTTAATCTACCAATATCGTAAAAGTTATCTCGTTGGCCATTATCGACCTCAAAGAAATTTGATAAGTCTGTTCCACCGGCTCCATTAAGAGCAATTTCTTCTACTTTAAAAATATCAGCTTTTCTTAATGAAATGAATTTAGTACCACTTCCATTAGAGTCTACATCTGTTTGCATACTTGTTGTAAGCGGAACACCAGTTGCTAGTGATTTAGTTTTAGCTGAAAAGTTTGATGTACCTTTATGAGTTTGTAAAGCATAAATGTCGTATGCTGTGCTTGCTTCTGCGCCACCAGTAATATTAAATTCTGAACCAGTTGGTGTACCAAGACTGATATTAAATGTAAGTGCATCCATTTGCCCAGTTGTTCTTGTAGCTATCCATTGTGAAGTACTAGTAAATGTGTTGCCTTCTGCTATTGCTTGGTTAGAAGCTAGAATACCAGAACCGTTTGTAGTTACTGTATATTTTCTTTGTAAAACAATTTCATTAGCAGCAGTATACGCAATTGTCGATGGTCTTTCAAAAGGAAGTGGAAAAAGTAAACTATTATTTAATGTGTTTTTTAATTCTGCTCTGCTGTTTACCAACTTAGGATTAATAAAATCGGTCGCACCTGCACCAATTGATTGTGTCGAAGCAAAGTTTTGACCAGCATCCATTTTGATGTCATAAAGATATGCCCTAAAATCTGCGCCATCTTCTTCGTAATGTCTAATTCTAGCTGTACCGATTTTATCTCCAAGACCAGAAGAATCATTTGTAAGAAGTGCACGTGAATGTAGTTCTGGTAAACTGTAGTTTGAATCAAATAAAACAAAGTTTCCGTAGACTGGTATGACAGTATCACCTACATTTGCTTGTGTGGTTCTAGCTTTTGGAACTGTTATGCCAGTTGATTTTGATTGAATTCTATATCCTTCAACGTAAGCAATTCCACCAGATACATCTAATGAAAGATTAGAATCATTAAGTAGATCAAATGATGCCTGGAATGGTTGTACAACATAATTGCCAGATTCTTCTTTTGTACGTCTAGCTATAGTGTCTAAAATAATATTATAAGAATTGTCTCTAGTTACTTCAATTCCAGTTTTACCGTTATTGACCTGTGATAAGAATACAAAGTTGTCGCTTGCAGCTAATTGATCTTTAGTTGTAAGAGTTAATCTGATACGCCAACGATCAGCTCCAGGAGAAGCTTCATTTGGAACAGCTCCCTGATTATCGAATAATGCTGTATCGTCTGCTGTTGATATAATATCTTGCTCAAGTTTGAAACCAAGCTCTCTAGTAACTTCAGTAGTGTATTTGCTTACTATAACAGACTGTTGTTTAACAAATACAAATCTACCTTGTATATAAAAAGATCCTGAACTTACAGAAGCTTCTAAACCTAAACCTGTTGCATCAGATGAAGCAATTGTTAAATTATCAAGTGTACCACCATTATGAGTTAGTGTACCACCATTAGCACAACGAACAACAGTTGGTCCAGCAGTACCTTGTAATCTATCGGTATATTCAACGTAGATAGTATCTGGATCTGATCCAACTTCTTCAACTACTTTTAGAATTTTTATTATAATCCCAGTGCCATCAGTAAATAATTCATTTACAACTGTACTAGCATCTGCAGGTAAAGCGCCTGATGTTAATTTAATAAATTCTCTGTTATTAAGAGTAAGGTTCCCGCCGCTAACTTTGCCGCCTTCTCTGAAAATATTCGTACCAAATCGACTAATTTCTTCTTGAATAATGGTTTGCATCTGTGTAAGCTCTCTAGCTTGCAAAGATCGTCCACTATTAAAAAGAATCCGATGAAAATTATCAGAATCTTTAAAATCGTCTTTATACGTGGTTTCAAATGTTGTAGTGGTAAATGCTGTTGCCATTTTTTTTACACCGTCAATATTACTTTAATGTCTTCAGTTTGTACTGAAGATCGAACAATTCGTGCTCTATTTTCTATGTATAATAAATCTCCGGAATAAATATCGATAACTCCAAAGAGATTTCCGCTATCAATGGTACCAGATGCGCCTAAACTTCCACTTAGTGCTTCACCGTCTGTAAAGTTACCATTTCTTGTTTTTTCATTTTGGTGAAATCTTACAGCTTTACCAGCGGCTGAATCAACCTCATCAATAATAGCTGTAGCACCTGAGGTTCCACCAGTGATTATTTCGTCTATCGCGAATCCTGTTGCAGCTATAGTTCCAGTCAATGTCATATTTCGATTAGCTTTAGAAGTAACACCACTAAATCTTCCGCCGTCTGCGGCTGAGTCAGTATAATCTAAATTTTTAAATAGTGATATTTGTCTAAAATCATTTGTAATATTAAATGTTCCAGATTCTGATCCGTTAGGCTTAGCGTTTATCATAACACTTGAAGATTTCAAATCGGCTAGAGCATTAGTGCCAATACCATCGCGTGGACCGATAATTGGTCTCAATGTCGCGTTACCTGTAAAGTTTACTGAAGCATAATCGTATCCTGAACCTAATCCAGCTGATTCATTATTCATTTCTACTTTAACAATAGCACCGCCTGATATCGTTGCAGTTGCTGCAGCACTAGCGCCATTTCCTCGAAACGTTAATGAAGGAGCAGAAGTATAACCATTTCCTCCGTCTACAACTTCAACACCAACAATTTGACCGGGTGTAGATGTATTTTGAATATTTAATTGCTGTAGTTCAGTAGTATTAGATGAAGCTGAATCTTTGCTAACTACACTAATTGGCATAAATGCAGATGTTAAAAAGTTAGTAGCATCACCTGCGCTAATAGAATATAAAAGTTTCCAACGATAACCATCTGATGTTTCAAACGCTTGGACTTGATTTACACTAGCTGCAGAATAATTTGGAACAACGGTTGATGGATTTGCTGATCCTGTGTTATCTTTACTTTGTTGCAAACATACATACACTTCATTGTTTTCTGTAAGAACATAGTAAGCATTAGAAGGGTACCCTTCTTGTTTATCACTGAATGCGCTATATGTCGTACCTGAAGACCAGTTATGTCTAGGAATGACCATTGAAGATGCAGTAACTTTTTTAACTGATTCTAAATTTCCTCTAGCTACTCTTTCTTCAAAAGTATGACGAATTGGTATGATTGTAGTATCAGCCGAATCATATGTGTCTGTTTTACCAATTCCTACATAGAATTCATTACTATCACTAGTACTTCCAATTTCAGTAAGTAAGTCTGTTGCTAGTTTTCTTTTTAAAGGGTCTGTTACAATTGCTGTCATATTACGCCACCGTCGTTACTGATTGATTACCTACGAGAAACCAATTGGCTCCATCCCAGATACATGTTGCTCCTTCATTTTGAGCAATCGCAAAACTAGTTCCAGCTGCGAAATTAGCTGGTGTTATGGTTGCTGCTCCGGCGCCTTTGTTTGTGAATACTTTTTGTTCTCCCACAACTGTACCGTCTGCTAGAGAAATAGCCAAAGCTGATCCTTTATTACATATAATAAAAGAAGCAGCTGTTGAAGCTGCACCGTTTGCTGTTATAGTAACAGCTTTAAGCGAAAGCTTAGATTGAATGTCTACTGAACCTGTGCCTTTTCCAGCAAGTTCCAGATTTAAATTAGTTCCACCACCAATTGCATCGATAGTTGGATTATTGCCTGAAGCCGCGTTTCCTACAGAAATGTTATTAATTGCAGAACTAGCTTTCGTGAATGTAATTAGTTCATTAGCAGATGAGTCAAGAAGTAATCCTAGTTTTGCAGAATTAATTACTGGTCCATCAAGAGTTTTACCACTTAGTGTTTGTGTAGCTGCGTTGAGTGTAACAATACCACTTGCATTGGGTAATTGAATCTGTCTATCTGCACTCGGTTCTACAGTTGTTAATCTCATTTCATTGCCGTCTGGTGTAGCACCTTCAAACACTACTGCACTATCCTCAAGAGATATTTGTGAAGACAAGTTATTACTATCTCCACCTCCTAAGTGACGGTAAAGTTCTACAAAGTTTTGATTAATTTTTGTACCAGCAGTACGAAGAGTATCTCCGTTTCCATCATTAGCTGATGAGCCTGTACCTAGATTTTGTCTTGCCATTTTATTAAATCCTATTTACCTTATTTATATCGAAGAATCTGATGAAATTCGAGTAAATACATCATTATCCAAGGTTTCTACAGTCATTGCGAAATCTGGTCTTCCACTATTAGCACTATCGTCAAATCTAAACGAGTTCGGATTAAGAAGTGTTTTAATATCATCGTAGTATTTAACGAATAAGTTTGCAGTAAGATCCGAATCATTTCCATAGAGAGCAATTTCTGCTTCAGAATTAAATCTAGTTCTAAATGTTACTCCATCACTCGAATCTTGTAATCCAGTAGTTTCTGCAAATAGAGTTCCAGTTGCAAAAGACGCTGTACCTGCAAAGATTGGATCAGCTTCTTCAGAATCTAGAGGATTGTGTAATGATATTGTAGGAGTTAACGACACTTCGCCAGAAGCTATAACATCGCCAGCAAAGTGAAATCCAGCTGGATGAACAAATCGTTTGTACAATAACTCATAGTCACTAACTGAAATGCCTGATTTAACTAATATCGAAAATACTTGAAAACGCTCTGCGTCTTGAATTTTCTTTTGAGAATCAAATCCAATTTGATCTGTTCCTACAAGAAATATATCTCTTTTAGGATATAAGACTTCAACTTCTTCTCCAAAGAAACCTCGAAAGAATCCTTCAGCTGAAGGTTTAGTTCCTTTTTGCTGATAAAAATTACCAAGCAATCTTGCCATTAATCTTGGATTTTTAAAAAAAGATGATTGTGTTAAACCATTGCCAACTTCACCAATTATTTGATCTAAAAAATCTTCATCTGTATCTGGTATATCACGAGCAGCAAACACTTCTTGTACTTTTTGGTGAAAGTTAAATTTTCCAGAATCACTATCTAAAAACTCTTCGTAAGCTTCCATGAAAGTAATAAACTTAGGATTATCTGACTGAAACCAACTAGGCAATGTGTTTCTAACATCTGCCCTTTTAACTACAGGATTTCGTCTATTATTGTCTACACTAGTGATTGCCATTTATATTGTCAACGTTGTATTTGTGTTTTGATTATCAACTGTACCAGAAGCTGATGTTATTGCTTCGTCTAATTTAATTATATAATTTCTAAGTGGTTTAATTGTATTTTGATTCGCTGGAATAACTGAAATTTTAACTGATGATCCATTAAACGCTGTTACAGTACTACCAAATCCTGTGATAGTTACCACACCTGTTACTTCATTATAATTTCCAATGTTATCTGAAATAACAGTATCAGCAGTTTGATCAAACACTTCAAGTGAAGTTGAACCAAGTATATTTCTTATGATACACGTATTTCCATTAATCGTAAATGGTGTAGACGTTAATATTCTATTTACATCGTCAGGAGCAGCGAGTTTTACTGGAAAGCTAAGTGAATAATTTGCAGTAGTAATTAACGTTGGTATGAAAGCTTGTTGAATCTTAACTGACATATCAGAATTTAAAATAGCTGGTGATAACGCATCAACAGCTGTTATAAGTTGAGATTTTCTAAATACACTATTAAAATTTCCAAGGTTAGTACTAAAGAATGATGCAGCTTCTGTTTTGATATTTGATTGAGTAGCGTCAAGTGTTAGTCCAGTCAAATCTGGATCAAAATCAAAAGTAATTCCTAATTCTATAAAAGTAGTGATTGGATCTACAAATTCAGCGTCGATAGACATAATACCTAAGTTAGGAGAAATGACGTTTTGAATCGTATTTTTAGTATCTGCTTGAACAGTTGACGAAATGCCATCTTTAAAACTGAGTGAAAGATAGACGTCACCGAAAGTTGCAGGGATATTATCTTCACCGCCCCATGCTGCAACATCATCTAATATTGTTGTGAATCTTTGAGAAACTATAGCTTTATAATCTTCTGCAGTAACTAGTCTTTGTTGTGATGCAAAAGTAATTGGAGCATTGAGTTTAATCGATTCTATAGATTCTTTTTCTCCACCACCTGCAGAATTAACTATTGTAGTAATTGTAGGTGTGTAATTTGTTCCACCAATTGTTAATTGATTATTTAAAGTAAATGCACTTATTGAATTTGCGTCAGCTCCAGTTGATGTTAAATAAGTTATAACAATTTTATTTCCAGCTGTTGGGGCTTTTCCGAGAACGCTATCTTCACCAAAAATAATTTCAAAAAAACCATTAGGTGTTTCACGTATAATAAAAACTCTAGAATTAGTGTCAATTCTTACGACTGTTTCAATATCATTGTATGCATTAAAAGTACTTGAAGTTGTAGTATCAAAAACTTCGACTTTTAATGTACTTTTATCTAAATTTGCGTCTGGAATAACATAGACTTGATTATCAGAAGTTTCACCTACTATAAAAGTTTTTGTATTTTGCGCACCTTCAGTAAGTATAATTGAAGAAGATCCAGATTCAGTTTTAAATTGAAAAGTACCAGTGCCATCATTTACTGCACTATGTGCTTCTAAAGTTTGAAAAGTAAATAAATCTTCGCCAAGTGTTCCAGTAAATGCAGTTAATGCTGGTAAAGTTGCTGAAGCAGTAGTAGTATCTGTTGTGACAACTTTTAAATCAATTGTAGCAGATGATCCTGTCTTTGAAGCTGGATAATAACCTACAGTTTCAGCGTGAGATACTACAGAAGATCTCAATTGAGCTGAATTAAGAAATGATTCGTTAATCGCAAAATTTGCAGTCAAACCATTAATATGTGTATTATACGCTAATACATCTAGAATATTACTTAGCCCTGATGCTTCAAAATCATAATCAGTAAATTCTGTTTTTGCTTGAAAGAATGTTTTTAAGTTTGCCTTGATTGTATCAAAATCAAGACTAGAAGATCTAATAACGGCCATTATCTTAACCTCGCGAGATTTATGTTAAGTTCTTGTGTTTCTGCAACGTTAACAATTTGAAATATTACTTTTACATTTATACTATTTTGACTTGGTAATATAGAAGCCTTTACATGTCTTAATACTGCTCTGGGCTCGAAGGCTGCCATTGCTTGTGCTACGTTTTCTTCAACTTCTAATTCATCTATTTCTGTATCTAAATTAAATAAGAAAGAATTTAAGTTTCCACCAAATAATGGTTCAAACGGCTTTTCACCAAAATTAGTCATTAACAAATTTTTAACTGCTTGTCTTACTGCAGCAGCATCAGTTTTTTTGAATATATCTCCATTACCTTTCTTTTCAAAAGTCAGGTCAATGTCTGAATAAACTTTATTCCTAGATACTGTAATTGATGCAGTATTTAGATTTCCGTCTTCTATTGAAAATACACGTGCCATAAGTCTATTTATACCTATAAAAATCAGCCACCAGCGAAAACATTCAAAGAACCTTCAGCAACAGAAGTACAACTTGTAATTGTATCACCTACTCTTCCACACCCTAAACCATTCACACGTACAGTTACTGATCCCAAAGCAATTGGTGCTGTGTGTCCGGGACAAGGATTTCCTGGAAGCAAATGACTAGTATTAATATCTGTTTGTCGGCTTAATGGTATACCATTTACGTTAACGTTAACCGAGCCTGAAGCTCGTGTCATTCCACTACAATGCGGAACATCAGCGTGTCCAATTCTGCATACAGCTGGCATTATCTTTCCCTCTTCATTAGTTGTTTTAATTTATTGTCCCATTGATCTATTTCATCGTGTTGTTCTTGCGTGTGAGGCTCAGGCGGAATCTCTGGAAGAAACTTAATTACATGATCAAATACTTTTGGAATATCTTCGTAATTCGTATATGTTGTAAGATTTCCCTTGTCTTTAATAATAAATTCGTGTGCCATTAGTTTAGATTTATAACTCCTAAAAGTGTTGTAATACTGGTGTTTCCGCCAGTCGTAATGCTTTTGTTTATTCCTACAGTTTCGCTAGATGTTAAACCAACTGTTTCTGATTTTGTAAGACCTATTGTTTCTTTTTTATTTTGAAGAACAGTCAGATTCATACTTCCTTCAACCGTAATATCTAAGTCGCCGTTTATATGAATGTTATGATCACCAGTTGCTATTTGAAAACCATTTTTGTGCGTAGTGATTACATCACCGTTAGGATGAAATTCAACTCTTGATCCAGATTTATGACGTACGTTAATTCTTTCTGCACCAGGTGTATCATCAACTTCGAATATATGACCAGAAGCTGTTTCTGTTACTTTGTTGTGAGGATACTTTGCAGCATAAGGATTGTCTGGTTCAGTTGGTGTCAATATAAATCCTGCAGCATCGATAAAATCTTTATTCGGCTGAGCAAGTAAATCTTTTCCACGAGTTAAACGAGATAGCGACTTATCGTTATCAACATCTATAATTCCTACTGCTCCTGATGTAGCATCACTAAATAATTTTGCTACCTTTTTTAATGCACCACCAATCACTGCAACCGCTGTACTTGCAGCCTCTATCGACTCTAACGCATCAGAAGCTTCTGACGATACTCCAGATATTGGCTCCAGTAAGTCAACGACAGTGTTAACCGCTTTATCAACTGTTTCTACTGTTTCTTCTACTGTTGATATTACTTCTCCTACTGCAGCTTGCGCTTCTACTATTGTTTGTGTAACTGGTGCAATTGCAGATTGAACTGCACCGGTAGCTTGAGTTACAGCGCCATCAACTGCTCCTTGAACTGCTGATGTGACTTCTGATTCAGCTTTATTAACGATATCTTCTAATGCTATAGCATTACTAACTTTTCCTGATATTTTTATTAACGATTCGTCAACTACGTCTGATACTTTTGAGATTGCATCGTTAACATTTTGTGGTATTCCCGGCAAGTTCGTTACTTCTGACAATGTATTGAAAATTGGAATGGCTGCACTGCTAACTTGAAAGTCTTTATTTGCAACAAATACTTGGTTTGGAATTGGAGTTCCTAAAGCACCTGATTCAGCAGCTTGAAACGCTTCATGCGGCCTAGCATTAACAACCTGAGTTCTATCTTCAAATTTTGGCATTGAGCCAAGTATTAACGGCAGTTGAGAATCTTTTCCATCCATAAAAACTCCAAATACTCGTGCACCTACTTGAACTCCAAGATAATTACCTAATTCTTTTGTTCCACCCTGAGTAACTGGTATAACTGTTTGAGCAAAAGGTAAATCTGCATCAGCTACATCATCTTGATGTAATCCGTTAATTCGTACTTTAACTCGACCAATTTGAACTGGATCATCAATGTCTACAACGTCG